GCGGTCACCACGTCGGACTGGGAGAGGTTCTCCAGGCCGGCGATGTCGGCGGCCGTGGCCGCCGTGTAGGTCCCCAGGGCGGTCACCACGTCGGACTGGGAGAGGTTCTCCAGGCCGGCGATGGCGCCGGCCTCGGTGACGATCTGGGTGCCGACGATCACCACGTCGGCCGTGGAGCTCTTGCCCGCCAGCGTCACGGCGTCGGCGTCCATCTCAGCGGCCGTCAGGGCCAGGCTGTAGACGCCCGGCAGATTGGTGGCGTCCGGCTCGGCCGGACTGTTGTCGGGCGTGGCCTCCACGCCGTCGCGCACCAGGCGCAGCGTATGATTGCCATCATCGCCGGTCTTCCACGCCTGCGCGGCCGTATCCCACGCCCCGTAGGTCACGGTGAGTGCGTTTCCTCGGATCGCCATCTCAGATCGCTCCCCTCGCGTTGTGGGCCGCCAGGACGGCCGGCGGCGCCCCGCCGGACGGCACGGTGATCTCCAGGTAGGGCATGTCGTCGCCGGTCGGCGTGAAGCTCGCCGAGTAGCCGGGGTCGCCGGGGACCGTGTTCGTCCGGTCGTCCTCGCCGTAGAGGGCGAGGTCGAAGGTCGCCGAGGCGGCCCATTGGCTGAAGACGTCGATCGTCCACGTCGGATCGCCGGATTGATCGAGCGTCCCGATATGATTGGCGTCGTAGGCCGCCTTGACCGCCCCGTAGTTGCTCGTGGTCGTCAGGGGGGTCGCGAAGGTCGCCTTGGCCGCGCCATAGAGGTCGCTGCCGGTTTCCACCAGCCGGTTGCAGACCAGGACGGCCGCCGTGGCGTCGCCGTAGGCCACGGTGTCGAATCGCAGCCCGATCCGCCCGCAGGAGCCGTTCCAAAAGCCGGGGAAGACCATCAGCGTCTGGCCGCTGGCGATCGCCTGGTCCGCCGTCGCCGTGCCGTTGGCCAGGGCGCGGGCCCAGGCCCATGCTGCGGCCGCGCTGCCGCCCCCGGCGCTGCTGAGATACTTGCAGACGCCACCGGCCTGCTGCTGGGGGTCCAGGTCGATCTCGGGCCAGACGCCGTGGGCGTCGGGTTCGACGGGGTAGTCCGACAGGTCGAGGGCGGCCCGATCGGCCGTCAGCCTGACGCGCTTGGGCCCGAACCGCGACCGCCAATCGTCGAAGAGCATCCCGACGACCGTCTCGGGGATCGCCGTGAATCGCCAGCCGTTGGGGACGCGCTGGACGCCCTCGTCCGAATGGAGGATCTCGTACTCGGCCGCCGCCGGCAACTGATCGCCGGCCAGCACGTGGCCCCAGCGATGGGGCTCATCGACGATCCGCCGGAGCTGGCCTCGCGGCCGCGCGAGCGCCCGCATCTGAATCCAGGCCGGTTCGCCCCCCCCGGTCGGGATGTAGTCGAGCCGCCAGGCGGCCGTCCGCGGATCGTAGACCCGCCGGACCTGATCGTCGATCGCCGCGTAGGCCCCATCCGCCAGCAGCGTCCAGCGGACATCCGCGAACAGGCGGACCCGGGGCCCGCGGCGGGCGGCGTTCGGGGCGATCGGCGTGAATGTCGGGTCGAGGGTCATGTCCTCAGCCTCCCGCCAAGCGCGCCCAGACGGCGTTTACGACCAGCACCACGAGGGAGCCGGCGATGATCCACAGCAGCCGCGAGCGCGTGGCCTGAGCGGTCTCCAGGCGATCCAGGCGGACCTGGACGCCCGGCTTGCCGTTGCCCCGCAGGGCGACGTCGAGCCGCTCGAGCTTGGTGTAGATGTCCCGGAGGACATCCTGCCCGAGCCGGTCGTGTTGGTCGCGGGTCGCCGGCATCAGAAGATCGTCTCCTCGTCCACGCGCTTGGCGTGGACGCGCAGCGTCACGCCCATCGGGTCGGCCGGCCGGAAGTGGCCGCCGCCCACCAGGTCGAGGACCTCGTAAACGGCGATCGCCCCGCCGACGTCCAGGCGGATGCGGTCGCCGGTCTCGGGCTCGACGGGCTCCCCATCCAGCACCAGGTCCGCGGCGGTCAAAATGAAATCCGTCGCCTGGACCTCGATGCCGGCGCCGGCCTCGTCGGCGAGCGTGTAGGTCGTCGAGCCGGGCGTGACGAGCAGCTCCACGGACCGGCCGCCGCGGCTGTAGAAGGCCGTGCGGGCCATCCTGGAGGTCCGCTGCTCCGCGAGCCAATCGACGGCGTCGCCCAGCATGTCAGTCATGGGCGACCTCCCTGTCCGCTTGGACCCGAACCCGCCTGCCTGCGTCGGGCGGGCAGGGGCAGGCGGGGCTTTCCCCGGGGAGGCTCACGCCCGCCGCCGTCAGGATCTCCCGCAGCACGCGGGGGTCGGCCAGCTCGTCGATCGTCCACTGGCGCGCGGCCAGCCAGGCGAGATAGTTTTCCACGCGCTCGGGCTCGGGGGCCCAGCCGTCGGCCATCGCCGCCAGGTCGGGGAGCATCGTCTCGCGCGTCGCCTGCCGGGCGGCGCCGGCGTAGAGGGCCAGTGCCGGGCCGAAGGCCAGGACCGGGCAGCCCAGGGCCAGGCACTCGTGGATCGCGTTGGAGTTGATGGTCACCACGAAGCGCGCGTCGGCCACCAGGTCGGCCAGCTCTCCCGGCCGGGCCGTCTTGTGCCGGCGGTAGTGCTCCCGGCCGGCGGCGCTGTCGCCGGCCCGGGGCAGGCGCTTGCCGCCGCGGCAGTCGCGGTCCATCGGATGCGCCCGGAAGATCGCGGGCACGCCGCGGGGGAGGTTGTCGGCGACCAGCCGCTCGAGGATGCGCGGGCTGGCCACCGGCGAGTCCGCCAGTTGGGTGTCGGTGGTTGTTTGGCCGAGGACCAGGATGTGGCCCCGCCGCCGCGCGCGCACGGGTCGGCGCTCGGGCAGCACCGCGTCCAGGCGCCGCCGCGCTCCGGGCGGCGGGTCGCCGGCCACCTCGCGGGCCCAGCTGGACCAGTGGAGGATGCCCGCGGGATCGAGCTGGTAGTGCCGCTCGCGATCGCCCAGGTACCCGTGCTCGACGTGCAGCACGGTGGTGCCCGCCTGGCGGTAGCCGGCCAGCAGCGTCGCCAGCGGCTCGCGCCGGCCGTTCCAGGCCACCAGGACCTCCGGCAGCCGGCGGAATTGCCCCAGGCCGAGCTGTTCGGCGGGCGGCCGGGCGCTGACGGCGTAGCCCAGCGCCGCCAGGCCGTCGGCGATCGGGCGGTACGGCTTGGTCTCCGCGTGCCAGGCCTCCAGGGACGGCGCCAGCACGCCGGCCAGCGGCTCACCGTTGGTCGGCTCGTCGCGCCGCAGCAACCCGTGGCGGTCCGCCTCGGGCACGGTCAACTCCGATCGGCCGCCGGCCCACAGGTGACAGGCGAAGGGAAGCTGCCCGCCGGTGGCGGGCTCCACCGTCCGCAGGGCGGCCGCCCGGTTTTCGCGCCAGAGCAGACGGGAAACGGTCTTGTCCGCCGGGAACCACCAGGGCCAGTCGCCGATCGTCAGCAGCCGGGGGCAGCGCCGGTGCAGGGCCAGCATCAGGCGGGGCCCGTAGGCCACGCGCGAGCGGGGGCCTTCGCCGGCCCGCCGGACTTCCTCCAGGAAGATCGGCCAGCCGGGCCAGTCCCGGTGGACCCAGAGGACGCCGTTGGAGAGCGTCAGCTCGGGGTTTTGCTGGTGGTGCTGCCGCGCGACGTACAGGCGGCCCGGCTCGAGGCCCCAGGCCCGCTCGGCTTCGGCCAGGGGGCGCAGCGGCCAGAAGTCGCAGTCGAGGTACCAGCCGCCCTCGCGCCGCAGGGCCGAGTACCGCAGCAGGTCCGAGCGGACGCACAGGTCCTGCTCGCGGGCGTAGAGGTCGGCCAGCTCGTCGAGGAGCACCTCCTCGCCGTGGACGCGTACCCGGTGGTCGGGGTTGAGTAGGCGGAAGCCGTCGAGGTTCCGCCGAGCCCAGTCCGGCAGGGGCCCGCCGATCCAGACGAAGTGGATGATCCGGGGCCGGGGGGTCGCGGTCGTCGCGGTCATAGCAAACCCTCCAGCCAGGCCAGGTCGTCGACGTCGCTGACGATCGTGGTCCAGGTCGGCTCGCGGTCCCACACGCGGGCGTGCGGGAAGCTGGGCAGGATCTGGTCGTACCGGTAGACCGGCCGCCCGGGCTCGGTGTCGTGGATGACCAGCAGACGGCTGGTGGCCCGCAGGCGGGCGATTTCCTCGATCCGGCCCTGGGCCGGAGTCGAGTCGACCAGCACCACATCCCACTCATGGGCGGCCAGCTCCGCGCCGTCCGGCGCGCAGATCACCGCGTGATCCTTGCTCCGCATGTGCGCGAAGCGCTGCACCCACGGCGCGTGGCGATCGACGCTCACCAGGTGTCGGCCCGCGCATGCCGCGTGGAGGACGGGCGTCGAATAGACGCCGCAGCCCAGCTCGAGGACCGGCCCCATCGTGTGCGCCACGCAGGCCAGCAGCGCCGGCAGATGCGTGGCCCACGGGTCCATCCGGATGTCGTCGCGATCGGGGGTCATGGTTTGGCCCACCAAAGATGCCCGCTGTCGGGCAGGTGTCGGCCGGATCGTCGATCTCCGCGGCGAACTCGTCGCAGGCGGCCGTGGCCAGTCGATCGGCGCCCGGCTCGTAGTCGTGGCAGATCAGCACGCCGCCGGGGTTGGTGCGGGCCCACGCCCAGCGGAGCGCCGCCAGGCTCGGGGCGTAGTGGTCCAGGTCCACGTGCGTCGCCGCCAGGCCGGCGGCGAGCTGGACGCGGGCCAACACCGCCGGCACCCAGCCGATCCACAGGCGGACGGCGTCCTCGATCGGCGCCAGGCTGCGGGCCAGGGCCTCGGCCACGTGCGGCCCGGTGGCCAGGCTCCCCGCCGGAAACCGGCAATCGCCGTCGGGCTCGTAGTCGCGGATGGTGGGCGCGGCCATGCCGGCCCAGCTATCCACGCCGTGGGCCACGCGGCCCGCCGCCCACGCCGCCAGGGCCAGCGGGACGAAGGTGTGACCCTCCCACACGCCCAGCTCCGCGTAGTCGCCGGGGACGCCGCCGATCTCACGGATGAGCGGCTCCAGATGCCGATACTGCGCGCGCGGGACCATCAGAGCCTCCAGGCCCGCCGGGGCTACTGATCCAGGCGAATGCGGACGGTCTCGTCGGTGGCCCCGGCGGCCGCGATGGCCTTGCCGATGTAGACGTTGGCCCCGACCGTGGTGGTGGCGACCTCGTTGGCCGCGTCCCAGTAGCACTTCGCGCCGGCGGTGATCGCCGTCGCGGAGCCCGTGTCCTTGGCGAAGTCGAACGCGCCGTTGATCGCCAGGGCGCCCAGGTCGTCGGCGGCGATCGCCTTCTTGGCGACCCCGACCAACTGCCCCTGGACCACCACGTCGCCGGCCGACACGTTGGACGCGGGCGTGTAATCGACGGCGTCGCCGTCTTGGACGAATGCTGCCATAGCCATGTCGATGCTCTCCTCGTCGACGGGGCGAAGCTGCGGCGGCCCCGCCGCGTTGGGTTGTCGGCGGGGGCGGCTCGCGCCGCCCCCGCCGCGTTACGCCGTGTTACGCCGCGTTACGCCGCGTTACGCCGTGTTACGCCGCGTTACGCCGCGTTACGCCGCGCCCTTGCTCTTGACGCCGGCCCGATACTCGGCCAGGGCCACGCCGAAGTCCCAGAAGCACCTCCAACTCACGCCGAGCGTGCTGACGACCTGGTCCAGGCCGAAGTACTCGACGGTGGGCTCCTCGAGGCCGTTCAGGTAGGCGATCTCGCAGGCCGGCACGTCGCCCGGACCGGCCAGCAGCCACCAGGCGGTGGAGCTGCCGGCGGTCCCGCTGATCGTGCGGCTCAGCCACTCCCAGACGATCGGCTCGAAGTCGCCGGCCCAGACGTTGGCGTTGGGCTCCCGCTTGGAGGCGGCCGTCGAGCCCAGGGCCGTCGCGATCATCCGGGCGCTGCGGTCCATCAGGACCTTGCCCGTCTCCTCCAGGGCCGTGGGCACCAGGAGGATGCGCGGCTCGATCGACACCGGATCGCCGTCCGGCCCGGTCTGGTCGCGGAACATCTGGACGCCCGTCCCCAGGCTGGTGAGCTGGAGGTTGGTGGCGGCGCCCTCGAAGTAGTTGCCCCGCGCGCTGGTGAAGTGCGAGCTGCCTGCGCCCGTGGCGATGAACAGCAGCGCCATCGCCCGTTCGCGGGCGATGCTGGACTTGCGGCCCAGGGCCGTCGCGTTCTGCGTGAACGCGCCCAGTTCGTCGTTGATGATGTCCTGCCGGCTGATCGACAGCACGGCCCCGCGGGTCGTGACCTGGCGGGTCCAGCTCTCTTCCGACAGGCTCAGGTGCTTGAGCTCGCCGGTCGGCGCGACCGGCTCGAGGTCGCCGCTGATCGCCAAGCTGTACACCGTGTGCGTGTGGAAGTTCCCGTGGTTGCGGGTTGCCGCGATCCGCGGCACGACGGCCCGGGGCGCGCTGAAGCCCTTGGCCAGGGCCTTGTTGGCAACCGCGCCGACGATGCCCGACAGCGACGTCGTGCTGAACGCCGCCTGGACCCACTCGGTGTCCACGCTCAGCGGCAGGTCCACGCCGGCCATCGCCGCGGCCAGCTCGGCCGTCTTGCGCAGGCCGATCCGCCGGAACTTGTCGGCGTCGTTGATGACCTGCTCGCCGTAGGACGCCAGGAGCTGCTCGTCGCTGCCGCCCACGTGCTGCGCCAGGCAGAGCGCGGCCTCCAGGACCTGCGGACCGGAGGGACCGCGGGCCACGAGGACGGCCGGGGCCTGGGGCCGCTGGGCCCGCAGGACCTCCAGCTCCGTCCGGTTGGCGTCCCAGCCCTCGGCGACCGCCTTGGCGGCGATCTCCGGGTGCCCGTCGCCGGCGGCGGCCTGCACGGCGGTGATCCGCTCCAGCTCGGCGGCGGCGGCCGCGCGCATCTGGAGGATCGGGTCGGCCGGCGGATCGTTGCCCGGCTGCGGAGCCGGAGCCGCGGCGCCCTGCACCGGGGCGGCCGGCGGATCGTTGCCCGGCTGCGGAGCCGGAGCCGCGGCGCCCTGCACCGGGGCGGCCGGCGGATTGTCTTGCGGCGAGTCCGCCGCCTGCTCGGCCGCGTACTCGGCCTTCAGTTCGGCGAGTTTCGCCTCGTCCAGTGTGTCCGGATCGAGGCCCTTGGCTCGCACCCATGCGTTGAAACCCATGTCTGTGTCTCCTCTTGCGTCGGCCGGCGGCGGCGCCTTGGCCGCCACGCGGGCCGATGATTTCTCGTCCGCTCCCAGGTCCACGAAACTGATCTCGCCCAGCGTCGACTTGCGGGCGACGTAGACGGGGCCCCGAAATTTGCGACCGTTCACCTCGACGGTCTGCCCCTCCTTGACGAACTCGTACTCCTGGATCTGCGCGCCGATCGACGCGCGCCAGGGGAAGCCCAGCTTGCTCGACGCGACGATCTCCCGGGCGGCCTCCGTGTCGCGCGAGATCAGGCCGGTCGCCAGCAGCTTGTTGTTCTCCACCGCGAGCCGATCGGTGTGGCCGACGCCGTCGGCGGCGTTGTGATTGAAGCGGACCGGGCGGCTCTGGCTGGGGATGCGCAGGCCCGCCAGGTCAACGATCACCGGGCGGTACCAACACGCCAGGGTCATCGGTCCGCCCGTGTAGACGGTCATCTTGAAGCTGGGCAGCTTGGGCCGGCCGTTGCCGTCGTCGGCGGCCGCCTCGATCGTCACGGCCCCCGGCTCGCTTAGCAGATCCAGCGTGGCGCCCGCCTGCGGGGGCGGGGGGCTGGCCGCGGCCTTGATGGTCAGAGCGCTGGCCCCTCGGCCGCGCGCGAGGTCTTTAATTGGATAGGGCATCTTCGATCTCCTCGACGCGGTCCTCGAGATCCGCGACCACACCCGCAGCCGCGGCGGGCGACGCCTCTTTGAGCGACAGTCCCAGCTCGCGCATCAGCCGGATCTCCTTGGCCCGCTGGCGCAGCTCGGTCTCCCAGTCCTTGCCCGCACGGGCGTACTCGGTGGCCAAGGTGGTCGTGTGGGCCGTCAGGCGGGCGGCCTGGGCCCTGGCCTCCTTGATCGGGTCGACGTGCTCGTGGCCTTCCCACATCCACTGGTGCGGCACGGCCGCGACCCGGGCGACGGCCGGCAGGGCGTAGACCTTCGCCGCCTCCTCCAGCCAGGCCGCCAGCAGGCGGTCCAGCCCCACCGCCTCGAGGTGCGACTGCTCCACGCGGATGCTCTTGAAGTAAGTCTGGTGGTCCAGCCGGCCGGAGGCGTAGTTGTAGGCCGAGGAGTTGGCGGCGGCCACGTTGTACGGGATGTTCAGGCAGCGGGCGATTTCGTTGATGATTTCCCGCTTGAACATCTCGTAGGTCGTCGCCGGCTGCTCGGGCTTGAGCTGCTCGGGGTCCCAGCCCTCGGGGACGAAGAGGGCCGTATTGGGCTCGATCTCCATCTCCGTCATCGGATCGACCTCGGCCGCCTCCCCGCCGGCCGGGGCCGTGGTCTTCATCAGCACCGAGAAGCTCGCCGCGGTCTCGGCGGACCCGAGCACCGCCTTGGTGAAGCGGCGCAGTTGGGCGAACAGCTCCAGCGCCGGCAGGATGTCCGGCAATCCCCGTCGCTGCCCGGGCCGGTCCGTGCGGAACCAGTGAATGACGCTGGTGGCGGGCACGCGATCGTACTTCGTGCTCCCCGCGGTGGAGCTGCCGGGGTGGGCCTTCCGGATCAGGTAGGCCACGGGGTTGCCGGCGGCGTCCAACTCAATGCCGTCGGTCTTGCCGGCCTCCGTCCCGATCGCCATCAGATTCGGGCTGGCGACCTGGTCGGCCTCGATCAGCCGCAAGTCCAGTTGTATCGCGCTGGCCAAGCCCTCGTTGTTGATCATCACGGCGAAGGCCTCGCCGTCCTGGGCGCGGGCCATCCGCATCGTGCGGAGCTTGCCGGCGAGGTCCACCGCCGTGGCCCAGGCTGAGAACTCGGCCTCGATCCGCCGGTTGGCCTCGGGGTCGTCGGTCAGCATCTGGAGGCGGGGCCCCGTGCCGATCGTGTCATTGGCCAGCGTGAGGACGATGCCCCGGGCGTAGGAGTTGTTGGCGACCTCGTAGCGGGCGCGCTCGCGGAGGATCTTGCGAACGGCCGGCGTGGCCGCGGCCAGGGCCGACAGGGAGTCGGCGTTGGCCCAATGCCGCCGGTTGTTGGCCGTCGTCTGCGCCGGGTCGAACTTGCCCGCCACGCGGGCGCCGGACGGGGATCGAAGGTAGACGCGGGCCGGCCGCGCGTCGGCCGCGATCGGGATGCGGCGCCGCCGCTTGCTCCAGGGCCAGCGCATCTCACACCGCCCCGGGCGGCACGATCTTGACGCGGACGAAGGCCTTGCGGGGGTCGGTGGACAGAGCGTCCTTGCCCGCCAAGTACTTGTCCGCCGCGATCTGATCGGCCAGCGAGTGCTGCTGGGTGCTGACGCCGTCGGCGGCCGCCTGTCGCGGCCCCTGGGCGTTGTCGGCGATGTCGGTCTTCAGGTCGGTCGCTGCCATTCTTGCCTCGGCGGCGGGCGCAAAAAAACCGCCGCATGGGTGCACGGCCCCGTGCGGCGGCACCATTGATCGTCGGGCCCCGAGTGGGACCCTTCGCCTACCCGCATTGTCGGTGTGCGACCCCCGAATCTGTCCGTCGAATCCCGTCGAGGGTCTACCGGTAGACCCTCGGGGCCGATTTTTCCCCCTCAACCCGTCTCGTAGCCGTATGCCCGGGCCCGGCGTCGAACCGCGGAGGCGAGGTCGGCATCGGCCCGGTCGAGGTCCTCCCACGTGAGCCGCGGGTGCTTGCGGGTGTTCTCGGTCGTCGGCGGCGCATCCCGCCGGTCCGCCGGTCGCAGCCCCAACCGATCGGCCAGGAGGCGCTCGGCGGCCCCGCCCGGCGTCAGGTCCTCCACCCGGTACCGAATGGCGGTTTCGGACTCCGCCCGACGCTGCCACTCCAGCCAGTAGCCCATGCGGGCCGCGACCGGATCCTCCGGCAGGCCGCCCATGTCCCGGGCGATCTGGCCCATCATCAGCGGCACGTGCGTCATCATGCTGGAGATCGTCGCCAGCGGCTGCCGGACCTGGTGGACGGTCGGCGACCATGCGTGCGCCGCGCGCCAGTCGCCCGCCTCCCCGTCCCACCCGCGCCAATCGCTCAGCAGGAACGGCCAGCCCGCCGCGCCGTCAGGGCCGATCCGCTCGTGGCCGATCGTCAGACCGAAGCGCGCCGCCAGGTAGCGGCACGCGTAGCGCGTGCCCGACCGCGAGGCGGCCACGATCAGTAGGCGGGACGTCACGGTCCACTCCTTCCGGGTTGGCCGGCCGCGGCCCGGCGCACGCCCTCCATCACCTCGCGCGGCAGGCTGTAGAGCGGGACATCCGGGTGGCCCAGGCCATCGGTGCCCGGGACGATCCGCAGGCCCACGGCGCCGGCGATCACCGCCAGGGCGGCCTCGATCCGCTCCCGATCCGCCCCCGCGGCGCGGGCCAGGAGCTCCTCGGAGAGTTCCTGAGCCGAGACGCCGTGCGGCTCGACCGGCAGCGTCCAGAGGACCTCGCGGGCTAGTTCGCTGAGCTGCGTCCAGATCTCGTCCATCGCCTTGCTCCCGCCGGCAGCGTCCAAAGGCTCGCCCGGGCTAGTTCACTGAGCTGGGCCCAGATCTGGTCCACTCTCGGCCGGCCGCTCGTGCGTGGTGATCCGCCGGCCGCAGTAGCGGCACTCTCGGCGGCGGCGGATGCCGCCCTTGGGCAGCGGCCGGGTGTAGACCACCAGGAAATGCCGGCAACCGCAGGATTTGCATTCCAACCCCTCGGCCGCTCCGCTCGGCGGGATGATCGCCGGGGACACCGCGCCCGGGCCCCCCGGGTCCACCCTTTCGCCGCCCCCGACGTGTGCGGGCTTCGTCCGCCGGCCGCGGCGCTTGGGAGTCCGCTTGGCCATGATTCTATCCTACCCTTTCCGCACGTGTTATGCGCGCTTTCTTGTCAGGTCCGCCTGCGTGTAGCGCTTGCGGCGGCGGGCCGGGGCGAGCTGTCCCGGCGCCTGGACGCCGCAGAGGCTGGCCGCCGCGGCGCAGCCCACCAGGCAATCCAGCCAGTGGTTGTCCGGTTTGGTCGGCAGGACCGACCACTCCCGGACCGTGCCGAAAGGGCCCGTGACCTCCACCCACCGCTCCGAGCGGGCGACCTGCTCGGCGAACAGGCTGTGATCGGTCTTGGCGGTGCCATAGAGGCTGATGCAGCCCCGGTCCGACGCGGCGGCCGCGAGGCCGTCGTGGACGAAGGACTTCCAGTAGTTCGTGTCGATCAGGATGTGCCGGAACTGGGCGGTGCGGCTGACGTTCGGGATGTACCAGTGGTAGCCGAGCGTCTCGCCGGGCCGGCGGGCGTAGGCGGCCATCGGCTTGCGGCTGGCGCGGATGCCCATGCCCTTGGAGGCCATCATCGTCGAGCTGGCCACCTTCCGCTGGACGGCCTCGACGATCCCCGGCTTGTAGCCGCTGTCCACCAGCAACCGGTCGATCCGGGCCAGGCCGCCCCCGCGCTTCCACTCGCGGCCGAGGCTCTCGGCCACCAGCCGCTCGAGGCCGGCGTGGATGGCCCCGTCCGCCCCCGCCCCCGGGAACGCCCGGCCCAGCGTCCGCGGGGCGTCGGCGAGCGTGAACAGTCGCCGCGTCTGAGCCGGGGACGTGCCGTACTCGACGAGGTAGCCGGTGAAGTCCTGCTGCCAGGCGCAGACGGCGTAGTAGAGCAGGCGGTCGTGGAGGTCGACGAACATCGTCAGCGTCGTCGTCGCCGGCGGCAGGTGGCTGCGGCGGTGGCCGTTGGTCTTCTTCAGGACGTCCTCGACCTTCAGGACCTGCTCGGAGGCCTGGGGCAGCGTCGGGGCGTTCTGGTACTCGGCGTCGAAGGCGGCGGGGCCCAGCTTCAGCCGCAGGTTCATCGCGTGCTGGATGGCGGAGATCTCCCCGCCGCGCTCGTCGAAGCGGGCCGGCCAAGAGGCCTTGGCCCCGCGGTCCATCGCCTTGCGGTGGGACCGGTAGAATTTCGTGGCGGCCGCCCGCCCCTTCGTGCGGCGGACCTCGCCGTACCGGTCCCAGAGCTCCTCGTTGGTCGGCAGCCGGTCGAGCAGCCGCGTCCGCTCCGAGTCCCACTCCGGCGACTTTTTCGGATCGAGGATGCGATCGGCCAGGTCGTCCTCGTACATCACCGTGCAGGTCATCAGGGCGGAGAGGTGCTCGCCGGGACCGGCCATGCCCAGCACGTCGCCGTGCAGCAGCTCCATCCGCTTGGCGGTCTGGTCGGCCGACCGCGCCGAGTCCCGCGTCTGCGGGTCGTCCAGGAGGACCAGGCTGGGCCGCAGGATCGCCCCGTCCGCCCGGGCGTGCTGCTGCCCCCGGAGGTTGGCGTCCAGGCTGGTGGCGGTGATGATCGCGCCGCTGCACGGGCTTTCCGCCAACCCCTGTTTGCGGAGAGTTTCCGGCAGGTCCTCGGCCCCCAGCGTCGCGAAGACGACGCGATCGCGGCCCCAGTGCACGTGGGTCAGCCGCCCCCGGACGTGCTGCTGGAGCTGCCGCTTGGAGCTGTTGTCCAGCGCCCGCAGCGGGTGGCAGGCCTCCGGCCAGTCGGCCGCCAGCAGCGGGTTCTCCAGGAGGGCCATCCGCACGCCGCGCAGCAGGTCCCGCCCGGCCTTCTCGGCGCCCCCGATCAGGCAGACGTAGGGCCGCCGGCCGGTGAGGATCGCCCAGAGGGCCGCGCACCAGGCCAGGCTGGATTTGCCCGAGCCCCGCGGCATGGCCAGCGCGAACAGCCCGCCCTCGTCGACCGCCCGCTCGATCTTGCGGATGACCCGCAGGTGATCGGGCGACCACGGCCGCCAGAAGGTCGCGGCGAAGTACTCCTCCGCGAACTTGCGGAGCGACTTGGTCGTCGCCCGGCGTCGAGCCGGATCCGCCACGTCGGGGATGGGCCAGATGTCCTGGGCCGCCTTGGTCGCCGCCCGGTTGCGCTCGGCCTGGCGGCGCCGGGCCTCGACGTAGCGATCGGCGGCGGCCTGTTCGGCCGCGGCCCGGGCCTCGGGCTCGGCTGCCGCCTCCCGCTGCTGGAGCTCCATCGCCAGCCAGGCGACGTACCGCGGGAAGTCGACGCGCCGGCCGTCCGGACCGTCCGCGCCGGCGGCCGCGATCCGCAGGCCGGCCGCGTCGCGATGGGCCCGCAGCCGCGCCGCCGACAGCACGGCGCCCAGCGGCGTCGAGTTGACCAGGCGGACGGTCGCCGCCGGGGTCAGCGCCCGGATGTCCAGCGGCTTAGGCATCGGCCTCCAGCCGTTGCACCAGCCAGGCGGCATAGGCGGCCAGGCTCAGGTGTCCCCGATCGTCGACCGGTGCCCCCGCGCGAATGTGGGCGCGGATCAGCTTGGCCGGGACCTCGGGGGCCCCGTCGCCGGCGGCCAGCAGCTTCGCCAAGCCCGCAGCCGTCCGCGGGCGGGTGGCCTCGGCCACCGGAGGCCCGCACGTGGGCCCAGGATCGCCCCTGGCGGCCGATCGGCGGGGGGGGCGGGTCTGACGGCGTCCACCCGCCTTGGCGGCGCCGGCGCCGGGGCGTTTCCGCCGGCGGGATTCGCCGCCGGCCGAACCGCGTCTTACCTTGCCCATGGTGGAGACTCCTTTGCAGTCTCTGCCCAAGGGGGCGCCGTGGTCGTGGGCCCCCGCCGCCTGCCAGCGGCGGACCAGCCCTTCACGAGCGCCCCCGGGTTGTTTTTTCGCCGATGCGCCGGATCAGCCAGGCGGCGTACCGCACCAGGTTGATCCGGCCATCGGTCGTTGTCGGCGCGCCGTCCCGGACGTGCCGGCCGATCATCTCCTCCGTCACCGACCCGACGCCGACGGCCGATAGGAGCTTTGCCGCCTGGGCGACGGTCAGCTTCGCCGGGTTGGGCGGCGTCTCGCTCATGCAACTGTCCTCCAGCCCCCGGGGCCGAGTTCCCCGGGAAGAATCCGTCGCCCATGTCCCAAGCCGCGACGCTGTCGCGGCTTACGGCGGCGAGTTCCTCTGGAAAAAGCTGCGAATCCCCTTCCCTCGGGCCGGCGCCGGAGCGAACATGAACATGTGGCGAGAGAACGTAAACAATTGGAAGAAAGGGAATTGCGATGAGAATCACAGGCGACGGGCATATTGACCACACCGCGGCCTACGAGGCCCAGCACGATGCCTGGAATGACCGGGCCATGCTGCGAAAGAGACCCAAGACCTACGAAGCGGACTTCCGCGGGAAGAAGGTCCGCGTGACGGTGCCGGGCCGCCACGAGACGGTGGCCTACAGCGGGGACGCCAAGGACGTGTTGCGGGACGTCCTCCGCGACAACCTCAGCCCCCGGGCCGTGGCGGTCATCGCCGCCCATCTGCACGGCATGGTCAACACGAAGAACGACGCCGTGAACAACGAGGTCGCCTGGTTCACAGAACAACTGCTGGACATGGTCGGCGACCAGTACAACGCGCTGTGCGAAGAGGCTGGACTCTGAGCAACCGCCCGGCAGAACGCCCGCCGCCTTGGCGGGCAGGCCGGGCCCAACGATAAGGAGCATGCCATGAAGAAGAACGAGATCGAGGTCGGGGGGCACTACGTGGCCAAGGTCAGCGACCGGCTGACCACCGTCCGCATCGACGCGGCCAACCCGCGCGGCGGCTGGGACGCCACCAATCTGCGGACGAAGAAACAGGTCCGCATCAAGAGCGCCCAGCGACTCCGGCACCAGACGCGCGGGCCCGGCCAAACGGCGCCGCAGCCGGAGGTCGCCAAGACCGTCGAGGCGGGCGTTGTGGTGCCCGCAGGTTCCCAGTCGCCCAAGGAACCCAAGGCGGCGGGCGGACGCGACACGCGCAAACCTGGCCGTCCGGCAGGCGGCCCTGACGCCGAGGGAGCCAAGCGCACATCCGGCCTGGACGCCGCGGCGCAGGTCCTGGCCGAGGCGGGCGAGCCGCTGGACGCCAAGACGATGGTCGAGCGGATGCTCGCCAAGGGCCTGTGGCAGACCAACGGCAAGACGCCGGCGGCGACGATCTACGCCGCGATCCTCCGCGAGTGTCAGACGAAGGGCGACAAGGCCCGCTTCCGCAAGGTCGGCCGCGGCCAGTTCGCGCTGGCCTGACCGGACCGAAATCACTTCGCCCTCGCGGACGCCCCGGTCCTCGCGGCCGGGGCGCTCTTAGTCTTCTTGACACGCCTCGCTTTCCTGGGGGCTCTGACGGCGGGCCGGCGCGTCGCCTTCCGCCCTGTGAACGCCTCCCACCGCTGCACGATGACGTCGCAGTAGAGCGGGTCGATCTCCATCAGGAACGCCTTGCGGCCCGTCTGCTCGCAGGCGATCAGCGTGCTGCCCGAACCGCCGAAGAGGTCCAGGACGTTCTCGCCCGGCAGGGAGCTGAACTGGACCGAGCGGACGGCCAGCTCGACGGGCTTCTCCGTCAGGTGGACCATCGCCTGCGGGTTGACCTTCTTGACGTGCCACAGGTCGGTGGCGTTGTTGGGCCCGTGGAAGCTGTGCCCCGCGCCTTCCTTCCAGCCGTAGAAGCAGATCTCGAACGCGCCCATGAAGTCCTTGCGCGTCAGCACCGGGTGTTGCTTGTCCCAGACGATCCCCTGGCTGAAGTACAGGCCCGAAGCCTTCAGCGGCGCGGGGTAGTTGCCGAGGTTGGCGTAGCCGCCCCAGATGTAGAACGACCCGCCCGGCTGGAGCACGCGCGAGGCGTTGGCGAACCACGCCAGCAGCATCTCGTCGAACGCCTCGTCGGTGACGAAGTCGTTCTCCAACGGCCGATCCTTGGCTCGCATCTTCTTGCGGGCCTTCTTCGGGTCGGTGACTCCGCGTGCGACGTCGAAGCCCTGGTGGTGCATTTTTCCAGAAGACTTCGACAGGTCGGGGTGGGAACTGAGGCCGGCGGCGATGGCCGTGCTGCTCCGCGGTTCGACGCGGACATTATACGGCGGGTCCATCGAGACCAGATCGATGCCCGCACCGTCCAGCAGGCGGTCGAGATCGGCCTCGCTACCGCTGTCGCCACACATCAGGCGGTGGTTGCCCAGCACCCAGATGTCGCCGCGCCGGGTCGTCGCGTCGTCGGGCGGTTCGGGAACGGAGTCCGGGTCGGTCAGGCCCTCGCTGACCTCGCCGTCGAGCAGCTTGGCGAGCTCCTTGTCGTCAAAGCCCAGCAGGCCGAGGTCGTAATCGGCGCCCTGCAGGTCCTTCAGCTCGATCGGCAGCAGCTCGAAGTCCCACTCGGCCAGCGTTGCCGTTTGGTTGTCGGCGATCCTGTACGCCTTGATCTGCTCGGGCGATAGGTCGGTGGCCACGTGGACGGGCACCTTGGCCAGCCCGAGCTTCTTCGCCGCCTTCCACCGCGTGTGGCCGACGATGATCACGCCGTCGGCGTCCACCACGATGGGCTGGCGGAAGCCGAACTCCTTCAGGCTGGCCGCGACCGCGTCCACGGCCTGGTCGTTCTGACGGGGGTTGCCCTCGTACGGCGAGATCTTATCGATGCCCACCAGCTTCACCTCGAGGTTCACTTGCTTCGTGTGCATGTCACGTCGTCCTCATGCTGTGCGTCGCGTCCGCAACAAACAAAAAGGCGGCGCGCGAC